GGCATAACACTCCATCAGATTTTAAAAATGAATGGGTAGATTATATTGAAAAAGAATTTGATAAAAGAGAAGAAGGACTGTGGTTTATGAATAACGGTATACCTACATATATAACAGGAACTCATTATATGTATTTACAATGGACAAAAATAGATGTAGGTAATCCAGACTTTAGAGAAGCTAATAGAATATTTTATATATTTTGGGAAGCGTGTAAGGCAGATAAAAGAAGTTTTGGTATGTGTTATTTAAAAATTAGACGTTCAGGTTTTTCTTTTATGAGTTCTTGCGAAGGTGTAAATCAAGCTACAATAACAAGAGATGCTCGTATTGGTATACTTTCTAAAACAGGAGCTGATGCAAAAAAAATGTTTACTGACAAAGTTGTGCCTATATCTAACAACTACCCTTTCTTTTTTAAACCTATTCAGGATGGTATGGATAAGCCAAAAACAGAATTAGCATACAGGGTACCAGCATCTAAGATTACTAAAAAAAATATGTACTTAACTGAACAAGATGAGTTAGAAGGACTTGACACAACTATTGACTGGAAAAACACTTCCGACAACTCATATGATGGTGAAAAGTTACAATACTTATTACATGATGAAAGTGGAAAATGGGAAAAGCCAGAAAATATTTTAAATAACTGGAGGGTAACTAAAACTTGTTTAAGATTAGGTAGTAAAATTATTGGAAAGTGTATGATGGGTTCTACTTCAAATGCTTTAGACAAAGGAGGTGCTAATTTTAAAAAATTGTATGAAGACTCAGACGCAACAAAAAGAAATCAAAATGGACAAACTAAATCTGGGCTATATAGTTTGTTTATTCCTATGGAATGGAACTTTGAAGGTTATATAGATAAATATGGTATGCCTGTATTAAAAACTCCTGAAAAACCAGTTATAGGTATTGATGGTGAAGATATTAAAATAGGAGCTATAGATTATTGGGAAAACGAAGTTAGCTCTTTATCTTCTGATGCAGACGCTTTGAATGAATTTTATAGACAGTTTCCAAGAACAGAGTCTCATGCTTTTAGAGATGAGTCTAAACAATCTTTGTTTAACTTAACAAAAATATATCAACAGATAGATTATAATGATTCGTTAATTTTAGACCATCATGTAACACGAGGTTCCTTTTCGTGGTTAAATGGCGTTAAAGATACAACCGTTGTTTTTAGCCCTAATAAAAGTGGTAGATTTTTAGTAACTTGGACTCCAGGAGCTGCTTTGCAAAATAGAAAAATATCTAAAGGAGGAAGATGGTATCCAGGAAATGAACATATTGGTTCTTTTGGATGTGACTCTTATGATATATCTGGAGTTGTAGTTGGTAAAGGTTCTAATGGTGCTTTGCATGGAATGACTAAGTTTAATATGGATGATGCGCCAAGTAATGAGTTTTTTTTAGAATACATTGCAAGGCCGCAAACAGCAGAAATATTTTTTGAAGAAGTTTTGATGGCTTGTGTTTTTTATGGTATGCCTATACTGTGTGAAAATAATAAGCCACGTTTATTATACCATTTTAAAAACAGAGGATATAGAGGTTATTGCATGAATAGACCAGACAAAAGATTTAATAAATTATCAAAAACAGAAAGAGAGTTAGGGGGTATACCTAATTCATCAGAAGACGTAAAGCAATCACACGCTGCCGCAATAGAATCGTATATTGAAAAACATATAGGTTTAGATTTAGAAGGTACTTTTAGAGACACAGAGTCTATGGGAACTATGTGTTTTCAGCGAACTTTAATGGACTGGGCAAAGTTTGACATAAACAATAGAACAAAGTTTGACGCATCTATAAGTTCTGGATTAGCAATAATGGCTAATCAAAAACACCTTTACACACCTACTAAACAAAAATCAAAAATAAGTGTTAACTTTGCAAGATATAACAATAAGAGTTCTCTAAGTCAATTAATAAGATAAATGAAGGGAGTAACAATAGACATTAAATCTGCCGCATTTCCAGATCAATTTGTATCTGACGCAAAAAAGGCAACAAAGGAATACGGATTACAGATAGGACAAGCGATACAATACGAGTGGTTTAGAAAAGGAGCGGGTTATAACTCGTGCCGATTTTATGACCAATGGTTAGAATTTAATCGTTTAAGATTGTACGCCAGAGGAGAACAATCCATAGCAAAATATAAAAATGAATTAGCGGTAGATGGAGATTTAAGCTACTTAAATTTAGACTGGACTCCAGTTCCTGTTATACCTAAATTTGTTGATATAGTTGTAAACGGTATGAGCGACAGATTATTTACTGTTCAAACATATGCACAAGACGCTATGTCTTCAGAAAAAAGAGGGGAGTTTCAGCAAATGGTAGAAACTAATGTTATAGCAAAACCTTTATTTCAACAAATAGAAAAAGATTTTGACGTAGAAGTTTTTCAAGTAAATCCTGATGAATTACCAGAATCAGATTTAGAAATGGAGCTTTATATGCAAATGAATTACAAACCAGCAGTAGAAATAGCAAATGAATGTGCTATAAATACAATACTGGCTGAAAATCATTATGAGCAAATAAGAAAAAGGTGTGACTTAGATTTGATGACTTTAGGTATTGGTATGACAAAACATAGCTTTCAATTAGGGGACGGTGTGAGAGTAGAATATGTAGACCCTGCAAACGTGGTGTATAGTTATACTGAAGACCCTCATTTTAAAGATTGTTTTTATTGGGGTGAAATAAAAACTATACCTATTGGAGAGGTTTTGAAAATAAACCCTGATTTAACGCAAGATGATTTAGAAGAAATATCAAAATATAGTCAGGCATGGTATCAATATTATAATGTTGCAGCTATGTATGAAAACTCAATGTTTTATAGAGACACTTGTACTTTATTATATTTTAATTATAAATCAACAAATAGTTTCGTTTATAAGAAAAAACAAACAGCAGACGGTAATTATAAGGTAGTTCCAAAAACTGATGAGTTCAATCCACCACAAGAAATGATGGATGAAGGAAATTTTGAAAGAGTAGAAAAAAGAATTGATGTTTGGTATGAGGGAGTTATGGTAATGGGAACTAACATTATTATAAAGTGGGAGATGGCTAAAAATATGGTAAGGCCACAGTCAGCGAGCCAACACGCTATGCCTAATTATGTAGCTGTAGCCCCACGAATGTATAAAGGAAATATAGAGTCTTTAGTAAGACGTATGATACCATTTACTGATTTAATTCAAATGACTCACATGAAGTTACAACAAGTAATTCAAAAGGTTGTTCCAGATGGAGTGTTTATAGATGCAGACGGATTAAACGAAGTGGATTTAGGAACAGGAAATTCGTATGACCCATCTGATGCTTTGAGATTATATTTTCAAACAGGTAGTGTTGTAGGAAGAAGCTATACCCAAGACGGTGAATTTAACAACGCAAGAGTTCCTATTCAACAACTAACAACAAATAGCGGAGGAAACAAAATGCAAATGTTAATTGGTAATTACAATCATTATCTAAATATGATAAGACAAGTTACCGGATTAAATGAAGCAAGAGATGGTAGTACACCTGATCCAAATTCTTTAGTTGGAGTTCAAAAATTAGCTGCATTAAATTCTAATACTGCTACTCGTCATATTTTAGACGGTAGTTTATATTTAACACAAACATTAGCAGAGGCGTTATCTATAAGAACAGCAGATGTTTTAGAATATTCGGACTTTGCAGATGAGTTTGCTATGCAAATAGGAAAATACAATATTGGGTTATTAGATGATATTAAAAATTTATATCTGTATGATTTTGGAATATTTGTAGAGGTAGCTCCGGATGAAGAAGAAAAAGCCAGGTTAGAAGCTAACATACAAATGGCATTATCTAAAGGCGGTATAGACTTAGAAGACGCTATTGATATTAGAGAAATTAAAAATATCAAAATGGCAAATCAACTCTTGAAAGTTAAAAGAAAACAAAAGCAAAGGCAAGATATGGAGCGTAAAGCTCAGGAAATGCAAATGCAGCAGCAAAATAATATGCAGGCTCAGCAAGCAGCAGCACAAATAGCTATTGCTAAAATTCAAGCAGAAGGTCAAAGTAAAATGCAGGTAAAACAAGCTGAGATTGGTTTTGAAATTGAAAAAATGAAAAACGAAGCTGCATTAAAAGAACAACTGATGAATACTGAATTTCAGTTTGCAGTTCAGTTAAAAGGAGCGGAAGAGGCTCAAATAAATAAAAGAGAGCAAAATAGAGAGGCGGCAAAAAACAAAAGAATTAGCCAGCAGTCTTCAGAGCAATCAAGATTAATTGACCAGCGTAAAAATAATTTACCTCCTATAAATTTTGAATCTAATGAAGATAGTTTAGACGGTTTTGATATGGCCGAGTTTAATCCAAGATAGCTAAATCTTGCGGTTAAATAATTATTAACTTTGTAAAAATTAAATAAAATAAAATGGAAATAAAAGTAAAAGAAGTTACTGATGTAACTGAAGAAAAATCAAAAGCTGAAATTGAACAAGAACTTTTAGAGAAGCATGAAGAAAAGTTTGAAGATTCAAAACAGCCAGAAACAACAGAAGAAACAACGGAAGCTCCAGTAGCTGAAGAAACAAAAGAAGAAGTAAAAGAAGAAACTCCATCGTCAGAGTTAAGTGACGAAGACGTTCTTTCATATATTAAAAATAGATATGATAAAGAAATAAATTCAGTTGAAGATTTGTTTGCTCAAAAAGAAGTAAATGAAGATTTACCTGAAGATGTTTCTGCATATTTAAAGTATAAAAAAGAAACAGGACGTGGTATTGAAGACTTTTATAATTTACAAAGAGACTACGATACTATGGACGAAGATTCTTTATTAGCTAACTATTACGGAGCAACCGAAGAAGGTTTAGACGAAATAGATATTCAAGATTTAATGGACGACAAATTTTCATATGATGAAGAAATGGATGAGCCAAAACAAATTAAGAAAATTAAGTTAGCTAAAAAAAGAGAACTTGCGAAAGCAAAAAAGTATTTCAATGAACAAAAGGGTAAATATAAAGTTCCTCTTGAGTCAAGTGGGGGTGGATTATCTGATACGGACAAAGAAGCTTTGAGTGCTTATAAAAGTTACATAGAAGAATCTAAAACTGTAAATGAAGCAAACCGTAAAAAGTACGATTGGTTTCTCCAAAAAACTGATGAAGTTTTTAGCAATGAGTTCAAAGGTTTTGAATTTAATGTCGGAGAAAAAAGTTTTACTTATAAACCAGGAGATGCTGCTGAATTAAAAAGCCGTCAAGCAGACGTAAATAACTTTGTAAGTAAATTTATGGATGAAAACGGAATGATTAAAGATGCAAAAGGCTATCACAGGTCTTTAGCTATAGCAATGAATCCTGAAAAATTTGCTCAATTTTTTTACGATCAAGGTGTGGCAAATACCGTAGATGATGTTACTAAAAAATCAAAAAACATTAATATGGATATTAGAAATACACAGCAAGGTACAGTAAAGAATGGGTTAAAAATTAGACCGGTTGGTGACACGAGCAGTGGTAGAGGACTCAAAATTAGAAGTATAAAAAAAGTATAAATATTAAAAACAAAATAAATTATGTCAGTATTATCAACACCAGGATTTGATTTACAGCCAAGTGCTCAGAAACAAGTCCTTGCAACAAACTACATAACTAACTTTGATTTCTTGACTCAGTATTTACCAGATACTTATGAAAAGGAATTTGAGCGTTATGGAAATAGAACTATCGCATCTTTCCTAAGAATGGTAGGTGCAGAAATGCCAACTAACTCAGATATGATTAAGTGGGCTGAACAAGGTAGACTACACATTAAATACACTAACTGTACGTCAGGTACTGCTCAAGGAGCAAACGCATTGGCTACATATACTATTAACGATGCTTTTGACCCAGCTTTAGTTGCTGGAGAAACATCAGCAGGTTTAAGAGTAGGTCAAACAGTTATGATTTCAGACAACGCTGCTGGATCAACTTTGTCTAACAAAGGTGTAATCACTACAGCTCCATTAGGAACTACAGGTGGTGGTGTAAATTTACTTGGAAATCAATTTGAAGTAGCTTACTACGAAGTAACACAGGCGGTTCCACAAACAGCTTGTACTGTATTTATTTACGGTTCTGAATTTGCTAAAGGAACAGCAGGAATGTCAGGTTCATTAGAAGCTGATGATTTCATCTTCCAAAATAAGCCTATTATATTAAAAGACACTTATGAAGTAAGTGGTTCTGATATGGCTCAAATTGGATGGATTGAAATTCAAAGTGAAAATGGAGCAAACGGTTACCTATGGTACTTAAAGTCAGAGCATGAAACAAGATTACGTTTTGAGGATTACATGGAAACAGCTATGATTGAAGCGGTTCCAGCTGAAAACACATCTCAAGCTCAGATAGCTCTTGTTAGCGGAACTCCACAGGCGAATAATGACCAAGCAGGTTCTGAAGGTTTATTCTATGTAATAAATGACAGAGGAAATGTTTGGGGTGGTGGAAACCCAACTACATTAGCTGGATTTGATTCAATTATTCAAAGACTTGACAAGCAAGGAGCTATTGAAGAAAATGTTATTTTCATGAATAGAAACTTTAGCTTTGATATGGATGATATGTTAGCAGCTCAAAATTCTTATGGAGCTGGAGGTACATCTTACGGTCTATTTGATAATGATGCAGATATGGCTTTAAATCTTGGCTTTACAGGATTCAGAAGAGGTTATGACTTTTACAAGTCTGACTGGAAATATCTAAACGACCCTACAATGAGAGGTGGTATTACTGGAGGAAAAATTAGCGGTGTATTAGTACCTGCTGGTTCAACTACTGTATATGACCAAATCTTAGGTAAAAATGCTAAGAGACCATTCTTGCACGTTAGATATAGAGCTTCAGAAACTGAAGATAGACGTTATAAAACTTGGATCACTGGTTCTGCTGGTGGTGCTGCATCATCTGATATAGATAAGATGCAAGTTAATATGCTATCTGAAAGAGCATTATGTACTTTAGGTGCAAACAATTTCTTCTTATTCAAAGACTAAGAATAAATAATTAATTCAAAAGGGGAGGTTCGCCTCCCCTTTATTTAACTTTAATAAATTATAATAAAATGAAAAAACAAACTTATAAAAGTAAGACATATAGACTTACAAGAGGGCAAAGACCTTTGTCCTACACAATCCCATCAAGAAATACATCTCGTTCTCCATTACTTTATTTTGATGAAGAAACAGGAGTTAACAGACCATTAAGGTATGCAAGAAACCAAAGAAGCCCATTTGAAGATGAACAGGATGGAAATGCTATTTTAGAACCTGTAGTTTTTGAAGACGGTATGCTTTTTGTTGACCGTTCTAATCAAGTATTGCAAGAGTTCTTGCATTATCACCCACATAATGGACAGGTTTTTGAAGAGGTAGACAACGAAGCAGATGCTGCAAGAGATTTAGAAGAGGCTACTATGGAACTAAATGCTCAAGTTATGGCTATGGAGTTACCTTTAGAAAAAATGATTTCAGTAGCAAGAGCGTTTATTGGAAACTCTGTAGATAAGATGACTACATCAGAAATTAAAAGAGACTTGTTAATGTTTGCTAAATCAAGACCAGAAGAATTACTTGCTATTATTAATGACCCTATGTTAGAGTTACAAGACACAGTAATGCAAATGGAACAAGTAGGTTTAATAAAAATTAAAGGTAAAAATGTATTTTATAATTTAAAAAATAATAAAAAACAGATGTTAGTGGTTCCACATAATACAGACCCTTATGCTATTATTGGTACTTATCTTCAGTCAGATGAAGGAATACAAATGTTTAAGATACTAAAAAAGGCTTTAAATAAAGATAGTTAGATTGTTTATCTTTGTACTTTATTAATCATTAAATTTTTTAAAAATGACAAAATTTCTTTTTATAACAAACGCACCTAATACAGGTCAATTAATTAGCCTTAATGGCATAAAAAATATAGGAACAGCAAGTGCTACAGCAGCTACCGTTACAATTGATTACGTTGATAATACTACTACAACTGTAACTACTGCTAATCAAGTTGGTTCAGATGTTTACTTAGCAATAGTCAATGGAGCAGAAGAAGCTTTAGCTACAAGCTGGCAAAAAGCATATTTTCCTATGCTTTTACCAAAGGCTGTAACATCAATAGTTAACGCATAAATATATGAGAGCTAAATATTTAGAAATACCAGTTAATACGATTGTTTCAAGTGGAACATCGGAACTGGTTATAGGAACCACAGCTTCAGCAGGTATAGCCTCAGGAACCGCTACAAGTGACAGTACGAATAAACTTGTTGATTCTGGCGCTACTTTTGTTGCAGACGGTGTTGTTGTTGGTGACATTGCATACAATGTTACTGATGGCTCTCAAGCTGCTATAACTGCTGTTGCTAACACAGAACTAAGTTTTGCTTCTGATTTATTCCCGGATGGTAATGAAGATTATGCTGTTCGTAAGGAAAAGCAATTAAACGCTGTTGCAACATTTACAACTCGTAAAGTTAGAGTTGGAGATATTGTAAAAAACACAACAGCTGGTACACAAACTACTGTAGCTGCTTTAATTAATGAGACATCATTAACATTGACTGCTGATATATTTGACAGTCCAACTTTGTTTAATGATAATTTTACAATAGAGACGCCTGCTAATGAGGTGTATGATTTTGGTAAGGCATTTACATCTACTGTTACTGCGGGAGATATTCTTGAGAATACTACTGCAAACACAAGTGAAACTGTAACACAGGTTATTGATGACTATAGGTTAAAGCTTAGCGGTAGTTTCGGAACTATTGGAAATGCTTACAATGTATTTGACACTACGATTGCTTCAAGCTACTTAATAGATATGGATAGCATAGTTTTTGTAGATAGAGTAAATAATGAGCAGACTAAGATTATTTTAAACACTAATGTTACTCCTACTTTAACAATAGACCATTCAGATCAAGGAACAGGTCGTATTGTGGCTATTGCTATACAAGACGCAATGAAGAGAGGATACGTTGGTGTAAATATGCCAGACCCACCTGGACCATCTGCTGCAAGAGTACAGATGCCTTTATTTGAAAGCGCTGTAATAACAGTTGAAAGCTTAGCACTATCATAATAGTATTATTACAATTTTAAAGAGAGGTTACAAAAAAAGTAACCTCTTTTTTTTTGCTATATTTGTAGATATTTAAAATGTATTTTCTATGGCTATGATTAATAACGTAAGGAATACAGTATTAGCAATTATTAATAAAAATAATTACGGGTACTTATCTCCGCAAGATTTCAATCTGTACGCACAACAAGCGCAGATGGATATGTTTGAGGATTATTTTTATCAGTATAATCAATATATAAACAGAGAAAACGTTAGACAATCAGGAACAGGTTATGCAGATATAGTAAAAGGTTTAGAAGAGGTTATAGATTCATTCTCTGAAGAGGTGTTTTTAACAGGAGGAACAGCAAACACCTGGTCTTTACCGTCAGACTATTATTTAATAAACAAACTTTATTACTACCCTACTCTATTAACATCAGGAACAACAACAGCTACTGCTGTAAACGAATTAGTAGACAATACAGCTAACCCACCATTTTCAGATGGTGCTGTTACACCACAATACCCTGCATTACAAAGTATAGTGGTTAATACCGACACTCTAAAACAGGCGTTTGTTCAAAGTGTTGCAAATGCAACAACAATAAATTTAAGCGCAGATATATTTCAAGCTGTAGCTTCTGGAGAAAATTATTCTATATACGATGCTAATAACATAACAGAAGTAGAAAGAGTAACACAGAAAAAAATATTTTTTCTAACAAGCTCAACTTTAGGATCACCTACAACTCAATTTCCCGCATATGTTCTAAGTGGAAATACGGTAAGTGTTTACCCAACATCAATTCAAAACAATGGTGATATAAAGGCGCAATATATAAGATATCCAAAACCACCGCAGTGGACATTTTTATCTTTAACAAATGGAGAACCAATATTTGACCAAACATCCTCTACATATCAAGATTTTGAATTACCCCTGTCAGATGAGCCAGGATTAATAGCTAAGATTTGCCAATACGTTGGTATTGAAATAAGAGAAGCAGAAGTATATCAATTCGGTCAAAACGAAGAAGTTCAAGATAACCAAATACAAGTATAACAAATGACATACATTACAGATTATTTATATTATGAAAACAATGGTAATTCTCCAGTTGATAAAAACTGGGGTTCATATCAGTATGTATCTTTAGAGGATATAGTAAATAATTTTATGTTAATGTATCAAGGAAATAACGAAATACTAAACAACATAGAAAGATATCAAGTTATATTTCATGCTAAAAGAGGAATACAAGAGCTTAATTACGATGCAATGAAAGAAATTAAAATATTGCAGTTAACAGTAGACTCACAAATTAGATTTGTGTTACCGCCTGATTACGTTAATTATGTAAGAATATCTTTGTATGAAGCAGGGGTTTTATATCCTCTAACAGAAAATATACAAACCATGTGGAGCGAAGCCTACTTGCAAGATAACAACGCTAAAATTTTGTTTGATGTTGATGGTAATGTTTTAAAACCTGAAAACTCTCAAGTAGATTTATCAAGACAAGAGGGCGGTATGCAAAAATTATATTTAGGAGGAGGCCCATTTCATAATCAATTAGGCTACTGTATGGATGGTTGCTGGTACTTTGAAAGACAAATGGGAGACAGATTCGGTCTTAATACTGAAACTGCTAACATTAACCCAACTTTTACAATAAACAAAAGTACAGGCGCTATATATTTCAATTCAACTATGTCAGGCAAATCAGTGGTTTTAGAATATGTATCAGACGGAATGGAAAAAGGGGATGATTCCAAAATAAGCGTAAACAAAATGTTTGAAGAATATTTGTATGCTTATATAAGATTTGCATTGTTAAACAGTAAGTTGGGAGTGCAAGAATATATAGTAAACAGAGCAAGAAAAGACAAGTCGTCTTTATTAAGAAATGCAAAATTAAGATTAAGTAATATTCATCCAGGAAGATTGCTGATGAACATGAGAGGTCAGGATAAATGGATAAAGTAATATGGAAATTAATACTAATTTTATAGCAGGTAAAATGAATAAAAGCGTTGATGAACGCTTATTACCTCCTGGACAATATGTTGACGCACAAAATGTAAGGCTTGGTTCTACCGAAACTACAGAAATAGGGGCGGTAGAAAATTCAAAAGGAAACACTCAGGTATCAACTTTATTATATAATGGCGTGGCATTATCTACCTTTGCCAAATGTATTGGCGCTTACGCTGATGGTATAAACCAAACCATGTATTGGTTTGTTTGTGATCCAGAGAAGAGGATATATCAGTAATAGTAAAGCCTCCAGGATTTACTGAATATACAAACAATCTTGTTTTACCACCTGTAACTGAATTTTCTTTACCAGCACCTACAATAAATTTAATCAACACTCCTTCGGAAGAAGAAAACTATATTTTAGATAAATTTTTATGTTTTGCTTACCGATACAAATATAAAGATAATCAGTATAGCGCAACTTCTTTGTTTACCACACCAGCTTTTGAGCCAAGTGATTGGACTTTAGATTATGATACTTTAGAAAATACTGGTATGGAAAATAAATTTAACACTGCTGAGGTTACATTTAGCACAGGCGGCTCAAATGTTATCGGTGTAGATTTATTATATAAAGAATCAGGACAAAATACAATTTACATAATTGAAAGGTATGATAAAATTAACGAAGGGTGGGGTGATAATACTGAACGTTCAATAACTTTTAGTAAAAAGAAAATTTACACTTTACTTGGGCAAGACGAGTTATTAAGAACATTTGACAATGTTCCTAAAACTGCTCAAGCACAAACCGTTATGGGTAATAGAGTGTTTTATGGAAATTATACAGACGGTCATAACATGATAGGATTTGATGACTTACCTGTCGTTCCTCTTTTTACTCCTGAAATTATACAAATTAATGATAGGTTTTTGGAACTACAACAACCTGCAAGAGTTAGCACTACACAAGTTTGGTCAATACAATCCGGAACACCCTTTAGCTCAACACTTGGAAAAACTACATTTTATCCAAACATTTCTTTGTCAGGTTTTCAAATATACTCTGGTTCAGACACAATAATAACCGGAACAACTTTTACTTGGGAAATATCTTTAAGAACAACAGGCACCAATTCAGTTCCAGGCACATTAGCTGGTTTTCCTGCTACTGGTGAGTATAAATCTTCTAACGGAACTCAGCCCATAACTCTTACTTTTGAATTTACAACAACAAGAGATTATAATTCAATAAATACTATGTTGTTAAGTCCTGAATTTTCTGATGCAGTAGGAGTAACTAATTTTCAACCTATATCAAACTCTAACAATGGTAATACCTTAACGGATTTATTTAACACCGCTATTATTGCGCCTGGCCCAGCTAATTCAGGAGTGGTTTCTGGAGCAGGGCCATTTCCTCAGACAACACATTCTTTAACAGGTATTACAAGCTCTACTGTAAATGAAGGGTTTGAGCTTACTGTTAGTGGTGATACTTTTGATTTAAAAGTACCAGCAGTTAAATACCAAGCTACTGACCCTTCTACAAATGTTGTTAGTGAATACTATGAGTATTTTCAGTATATAATACAAAGCATGACTGGTGTTTTGGATAGCTCACCAAATAGATTAAGCCTACATAGTAACAGGGATTATAGTTTAGGAATAATTTATATGGATGAATACGGTAGGTCTTCTACAGTAATTACAACTGAGGACAACACAGTTCATGTAAATACTCTTGGAGCAGGATTGATAAATAGATTAAGAGTATCTATAGATAGTCCTCCACCAAAATGGGCAACTCGCTATAAGTTTGCAATAAAACCTTCAGCTACAACTTATGAAACTATATATATAACGGTATTTGAAGAAGATAAAAATGACCCTACTTTATATTGGTTTAGATTGGTAGGTCAAGACCAAAGTATTTTAACAGTAGGTGATAGACTTATAGTAAAGTCTGAAATTGTATCAGGAGTGCCAAGTGTTTTTCCAGAATTAGTCACTCTAACAGTATTGGAAATAGAAGCGAAAGGACGTGGGGAGATAGATGGAACCGTATCAAATCCAGGAAATAGTTTAGCAGGATTGTATTTTTCTGCAAAACCTAACGGTTGGAGTCCAAACGATCAAACTTTTGTGTATAATAAAGGAACAAAGGCAAATGTAATGAGTCGTAAGGCTTGCGGAACAAACCCAAGTGAAGACCAGCAGGTTGCATATCCTTTATTTTTTGGCACTGCTCCATCCACTAATATTGTTATTCAACCTGGTTCTGTTATTCAATTTGACATGAAAATTACAAGGGGTGCCTATGGTGGTATATGGACAGGAGACCCTGCTGATGTAAAGTCTGTTGATTGGAGGTGGAAAGAAGAGTACATATCTAATGCTCTTTATCCTGATTTTAAAAGTTGGTTTGAAGGTCAGGGAATAGTTAATTATATTCAAGGAACAAGTGATACTGGAGAAAAAGAGTTGAAAGGCCATTATGTATATACATTAGCTACTGATATATCAGATTGTAACATACCTGGAGCATCACCATGTTATGACTATGCGTTTCAATTTTTACAACCAAGTGCTGGCGAATTACAACTGGTATTAAGTCATGGGGTACCAAGAGGTGGTCCAGGCTTTGACAAAAGACCTGCGAGAGTTTCTGTTAAAATAGTTATTATAACTAATAACAATGTTATTACATTAGAAACAACTCCACAGCCAGCAGACCCTAATATTTATTATGAAGGCTCTCAAAACTTTAATATTGGATATGATGCGGTTTCAAACGAAAACATACATTTTGGTAATGTTCAAAACCAAAATTTAACGACAAATGTCGCAGCTATAAATGATTTAACCTTTGCTAATTGTTATTCTTTTGGTAATGGAGTAGAAAGTTATAAAATATTTGATAATGCAGCAGAAAATGCTATGGCTATCGGGGAAAGAGCTAATGGCGTTACTGCGGAACCTTATCAAGAAAGTAAAAGAAAAGCATCTATTACCTATAGTGGGATATATAATGGTGAAACATACTTAAATAACAGTAATGAGTTTAATTTAAGTTTAGGTAATTTTAAAGATTTAGAATTAATATTTGGTCTTATTATGAAACTACATAGTAGAGAGACTGACTTATTAGTTTTACAGGAAGAT